CTCTTCCCTGTTTTGATTCTGTTTGTTTTTACCTTGTTTTTCTTTGAGTTTAGCATTGGCCATCTGCTTACCTGCGACGAGAGATGGGTTCTTGTTCAAGATACCACTTCTGTTATTGATATTGAGTCCCAAACCATTGATGTACTCTTCCAACTCCCTCCTATCTTTTGCCACCTTCTCACCTGCAATTTTCTTGGCGATTCCATTAGCGTTAGCTTTGAGAGTATTGAGGTTTGTGTTTTCAATACGGTTTACCAGCTTCTGTTTGTTCTGGTTACCAAGGTTAAGAGTATTCATGTGCGACAAAAGTTTCGCCTTTTTCTCAGAAATCTTACCACTTCGCAACTCTATTGCCTGTTTCTTTAGGGCTTCAACATTTAGAGTATTAGCGTTGTACTTGTTAATCATTATTGTTCTGTTATCATTCGTAAGCCCCAAGTCCGCAAGGAATCCCACAAACTCTTTCTTTTCCCCCTCCTTCTTCTCCACACCTCTCTGTTTAGAAAGGGTGAGAGCCTTGTTTCGGTTGAGGTTACCCGATCCTAACAACGCCTTTTTGTCCTCATTCGTGAGGTTGGATAGGGTGCCAAGGTAGGAAATATATTCTTGTTTAGCCTTGTTACCAGTCTCCGTGTTTCGTAGAGCCTTCAACTGCTTGGCCTCTAAAAGTAACTTTTCAACGTTTCGGTTACCATTACGAAACTTTTTCATGATTGCATTTTGATTCACTTGATTGAGACCTATCTCACCTAGACGTGTATCCAGTTTGGTGCGGAGGTTATCCACGTTTCCAGACATCTGAGTTTTTTCCAGGTTTAGAGCCTCCCTCTTTAGGGTATTCACATTCACATCATCATTCTTGAAGCGCTTGATAAAGGTGTTCTTGTTAGTCTGATTGATCTTGAGAGGTGTAAGGAATGAGAGAAGATTTTGAGCCACGAGGTTTTTCTTCTCCTCAACCCTCTTCTTAATCAGGTTTTCAGCCATTTTTTTCATAGAATTGGTATTTACCTTCTCATCGATACCTTTAACGAGATCTTCTTTGTCCTTGTCACTCAACTTATTGTAGTTCTTGAGAAGAGTTGTAAATTCCTGTCTCTTCTTATTAAGAACACGGTTCACCTCATTGGATATTAACTTCTTAATCTCTAGGATCAATTTATTGACATTAGCACTATCTTGTCTGGCTCGGTCCAAGAAGGAATTTTTATCTTTTTGTCCGAGAGTTGTTGATTCTAAGAACATGGCCATCTTTTCTTCGTTACTCCTCTTGACATTGGACCTCTCATCAGCCTTAATCTGTGCTTCAACCCTAAGCTGTCGGAGATCATCTACGGCCATACGCTGTTTGATGTATTCACTCTCAATGTTGAGTAGTTTCAAACCATCTATGAAAGCGAGGAACCTCTTTTCCTCTTCCAAAGCCTGTTGAGCCTCAGCAACCACCTGTTTTTTAGTTGCAGTACCAAGTTCCATCTTTTCCAAGAACTTCTTCTCACGCCTGAGTCCAAGTTGTTTAATTTTGGCAACAGCTTGTTCAGTAGTTAAATCATCATTTGGGACTAGTTTGTTTGGTGTAGCTGGGACTAGTTTGTTTGGTAAAGCTGGACCTTGGGGTGGACCGACGGTCGGTTCTGGTCCACCAGTGTTTTTGTAATAGCCTAATCCCTGGTTTCCCTGTTTAAAAGCATAACCCTTCTTTTCACCCTTGAACTTATTGCCAGCGATATAATTCTTTTTACCGAAGATACTCCCAAAAAATCCGGGTTTATTCATTGTAACCGGGCGCTGATTCATGTTTCTGGGTCTGTTGTTTAGCACCGGTTCACGAACGGCACGTTGATTTCCACCCAAAAATGCAGGCTTCTTATCCTGTTTGAAAACATTCTTACCGGAAAAGTTCATACCCCTTTGACCATTTGGACGGGATCCGAAGGAAGGGCGGGGACTGTTATTGAAATTTACACGAGAACGAGTGGTGTTCAAACCGTTATTAGTGTTCACATTGTTGGTGTTCACCCTGTTCGTATTCACATTCACATTGTTGGTGTTCACCCTGTTCGTATTCACATTCACATTGTTGGTGTTCAAACCGTTATTAGTGTTCACATTGTTCACCCTGTTCGCATTGTTAACAGTGTTCACTGCTGTGTTGTTAATTTCATTCACTGCTGTGGTTCTGTTAATGGCTACACGAGTTCGTCTGGCAAATTTGACAGGTTCGTGGACCTTCATGTAACGCAGACGTTTACCGATTGCGTCAACAATCTGACTCTTCGTCATCTGATCAACATTCTTTAGGTTAACCTTACGGGCGATCTTTTTAAGGTCTACACGCTTGGTGGAAGAATCAAATAGAAGCTCGTAGTCATTTGGCTTCAAAGGAGACTTCTTATCAACCAAGTACGTGCGAGTTGAGTTCATGACGAGAGGGGGGAGGGGTAACTTACCCCCCTGGATATCCTCATACGCCTGACAAATCTCTTTTTTTGTTAACTTAACATTTACCCCTGTGTTGATCTTAATCAACTGTCGGAGGTTTTCTATATCTGCGTCTGGATCACACGCATCCATTATATATATTAAGTTAACAAAAAAGTGTAACGATTATTTATATCCCAAATTGTAAAGTCTAATCTTATCTTCGTAAGACATACTGAAATCAAATATATTAGTGTCACCAATATCAATCTCTATTATATGTACATCTTTGCTATATTCGTGTCTATTTACGATTGTTGAGCGAACGAGACACTCTACAAATTGTCTTGGTGTGTTTATTTCATCAATGTATACCTTATCCATCTTCAACTTGACACATGTAATTTCATGTGGTTTCTTACCCAAAAATGGAGTAATGGGATAGACTTCCTGTGTACCACCATCCACATAGGTTTTACCTTCATATTTACCACACGAAAAGATAAGAGGTACAGCCATACTCATACACACAGCATCTATGACTTTCATTTTGGGATGGGTATCCCTAGAGAAGTATTCTGTCGCTGACGTGTTTAAGCAGTAGGCAGACACGTATATTTTCATATCCAACTCCTCAAACGTAGGATCACGTCCACATATTTCAACCATCTTTTCACGTATGGGTTCCAAATCAACAAAACCAAATTTGTTAAAAAAGGAACCTATACGTATTTTAACAAATTCAGGGATATTCAGAGACAAAGATATATTCAGTATTTCATCAACGGACATCCCTAAAGCTAAAAATAAAGCTAAAATTGAACCTGCGGATGACCCCGATATTTCTTTAACATCCACGAGTGTGGATTCCATTGCTTTTAGAGTCCCGATCATTGCGTATATACCCATAGACGCGGGACCCAAAACAAGGTATTTCATCCTCCTACTTAATAGAATTGAGGAAATTGCTTGCGTAAAAGCGCAAAGACCACCGCGAACACAACCGCGTGTGTCACAGCGGCGGAGATGCTGGTCTGTCCAGATTTGAGAACACCACCCGAACCTGGGGGGAGAGTCAAGAGGAGACCAGGGCTGAGCGCCAGGAAGAGAACTGTAGTCACTATAAGGTCGGTCTTGGTGAGGACGATACCCATCGCGCGCGCGATGAGGCTGTACACTAGGAAGAACACGAGGGCGTGGAAGAAAATCGCCATTTGGTTGGTCTTTCCGTTGCGGAAAGCGAGCTTCTTACCGTCAGTGGTCAGAAGAACACCTGGACTGAGTGCGAGAAAAAGGGCGGCTGGTATAGCAACTTTGTTGGAGGTGATATCGGGGAGCATTTAATATATACACATATAATTTTCAACATAGTCAACGAAGTGGTAAAATGTGGCACCTCGCATCATCTCTTCATGATGTCTGTTCTGGTTTACAACTCTCCTGGTGTTTCTCCAAATGTGTGCAAGTCTATCTTCATACCATTCAGTTTGCTCTTGGTATTCCCAAGCAACGCGATCGTGACAGGGGTCGTGCTCCATGTAACAAAACTCAACAAAATCACAAAACTTTCCTGTGTGTTCAATATGTGCATCATTTAGGAGCGTATTCATCATACCCCACATGTACCATAACTCATCTGAATATTGAACTTCCCAGTCTTCAACATTAAGAGGAGTGTCATCTATGAAATCTTCGTCATCACTGGCCTGAGAAGTCTCAAAACCAGCGGTGGCTTCGTATACGTATTGGCTCCAAACCATGATTATTACTTATCTTCTTTCTCGGGTTTCTCTTTTATACCGGTTAACGAGAGAGAGGTGGACTCCTTCACTTTAAGACCATCCTTAATCGCATTTAGAGCACCTTCAACCTTAGCTTCATCACCACCGAAAAACTTCAAAAGTCCATCCCTGATAGCATCCTTATTCATCCCAGACTTACGTACCGACTTGCGGATACTAATTTTACCCTTCCTGAGGTTAATGGTATCAATACCCTGAGAAATCATGTGCTTCTTCACAGACTCTTTGAGTCGCTTCTCTTCCTGGTTGAGGATTTTGATATCAGATTTTGCTTCAGAAAGTTGTTTTGAGAGGTCTACAAGCTTGGAGACGCTATCAGCAAGTTCATTTGGTACTGACATGGTTTATTATATAAGACTAACAGTTATTCTTTAAGTGAAAATCAGCACAACGAACGGTGCATGCCATCGGGAACAATGGTAGAGTTATTCCACACGAAGGGGTCCTTGGGGTTGGGGGGATCGGAGCGGATCTGCTGGTTGGCGTTGCGGAGGGCACCACCGATTGTCTCTGGGAAACCGATCTGCTGACGGGGCTCGAGGAAGTTCTGACCAGCGAGGATGTCTTCTGGGGCAAACTCACCAAAGTCCTCAGCGGATGCAACCTCACGGGGGAGGAGGGAGGACGCTAGTCCAACACCCTTATCCATACCACAACCATTAGCAGCCGCGCGACCGGAAGCGGTAGGACCGGAAGAGGGGGCAATCTGGATCGCAGCGTACTCGCGCTCCTTAATAGAATACTCAGACTTGTTGTTCATAGTGAAGAGCAAATAGACCAACACGGCGACAGCGGCCACCATCAAGAGGTTTTGGGTACGTCCCTTCTTCATCATGTTTTATATTAGGTTAACAATTTTTTTATTGCTCGTCATCAACGAAAGCAAATCCTTCTGGATAAGTATCAATAATCGGGTCTGGGTGGACCTTGACCTGGACAACATTCCATGAAGAACCGAAAGATTTCTTGGCAAACCAGAGACCGGCAAATTCTAGGATGACATCACAAGTCTTACCGACCTGAACAGTTTCAAAGTCAACCTCTTCCTGCTCAGAATTGAAAACCCTGGTAACCTCAATACGCTCGCCTGTAACCTGACCATCGGCGATACTGGAAGTGTAAGCCCCCTCAACGACCTTGTCGGAGAGCTTCTTACCGAACCAAGTCTCAGCGTTTTCAACCGCGGCACCGAGATTCCCAGTGTCAATCACTTGAATCTTAGAAACATTCGCGTCAGAACCAAGGTCCATGACAATGTCTCCTGAGATATCCGCCATCTTCACCCCGTTCAATTGAACGAGGCACTTGCGCTTAGAATCGTTGAGAGCCTTCACGAAGTAGAGTCCGTCATCACCTTTAGCTGGGGCGTTGTAAAGCATTTTATATGTAGTTTAGGTCTCATTTCTTTAAACCAACAAATGGTATAGCCGCTGACTTATTTATGATGTTCTTGGGAACCCATATATTTCTCCTGGGATTATATCCATAGAGTGTATTTGTGAAGTTGATGTTCTTGGGTAGTTTCTTTGCGTTTTCAGGTCTCAAGTTGACTTCGTTTTTCACATAGGAATTGTTCTTGACATTCTTCCACTTGAGATTTTTGAGGTTTAATCGCTTATTCCCTGAAGAGTTTTTGTACCCATTCACGTTGGTATTCTTCGTGACAGTTTTAAGACCGTGTACAATTTGCTTAGATAACTTGTCTTCTGAGGGTTTGGTCGTAAAGTTTTTGTATTTGAATGGATCCACCCGCGCAGCCTGTGTCACAGAAACACGCGCGTTCTTCTTAGTGGCTGGGGCACCTTTCTTGATGATGAGGGGTTTTATACGCTTGAAGAGGTCGTCAATAGAGTTTGTAGCTGACACCTTCTTATCCAGGAGTTGCGCAAGTTTTATGAGACGCTGTCTATCCTTCTCCTGCTTCTCTGGACGAAGCTTAAGTTTACTCATTAAGTAGATGTCTTCAATCAAAAACTCTCGACTGGCCACGTACACTTTGTTATTTCTGACTAACTTACCCGTATTTTGGTTCTTGTAGGTTATACCCTTACGTCTAGTGAGGACAACTTCATAGCCAAACTCTTTGGGTCTCATGAAAGGGATATCAAGGATACCCCCAAGGACCACACTCTCAATTTTACCCGATTTGGGAGAATAGAACCGCGTGTTCAAATCGAGTGCGAATAATTCCACATCAATGAAAACATCCCCCTTTTTGGGATCATTCCCAGAACCAGACTTCTTCTTCTTAATGAGAGTATATCTACGTGTCACAGATGGGCCAGAAGGTGGCACACTCAGACCTAAGAACTTGAAGAGTTTGGGGTTTTTAGTCTTCAACAGAGTGAGTCGCTTCCTCACACGGGTGTTCAACTTTTTTGCAATTTCACCCATCTTGTCCCAAAGAATCAATTTGGTTGCTTGAAGTTTTCCAAAAAACTTTGGGTTCACTGGCATCCGTGGTACAAACTTCGCGTCAATATCTGTGGTGATGATGCGATTGTTATAGTCCATGTATAGATTGAAGGCTTCACCACCACTCACGATGAGGTCACCTGTATTTTTCATGTACTCAGAAATTTCACCGATAGTTTCCAAGATGATATCTCTCAAAGAGTTTGTAATCAAGAGGTACACAACCTTCTCAAAATCCTTCTTACTGTAGACACTTTGAACACGACTCCTGAATTTTCCAAGGTCCCTCTGTTCATTCCTATCGTAATACTTTTTCAACTTGGCATCCTTGAACAATAAATTCTCATCCAAGAATTTTTTGATCGCTGTTTCTGAATAAATTTCAGTGTCCATTATTATATTCTTACATAATAATATGGTCTGTAGTATAATAGATGAATGCCGATGTTTCGCTTATGACGATGTCGCCGACCCAAAGAAGTCCCAATTCTGTGGAGTGAGACGGGGACCCCATGTGGTTGAGTGTCCAGAGAATGACTGTTGTGCTGGTGGATGCCCTGGTCAGGTACCTAATTTGACACCGAGGGAACCTTTTAGAGTCATAGAACGCCCCTCGTCTTTCAGAACGCCTGATTTTAACCCCAAACTCTACATACTCATAATGCTCGTCGTATTTTCACTCCTGTTTCTTACGTATCTTACTTAAAGATTAACGGGCTACTATAGATATAATGTCTCTTGAAACCATTCAATCCGAAATTGCCGCCCTCCGCGCTGATGTTAAGTCTCTCACCAAGATCGTCCGTAAGGTGAAGAACACCCAAGAGGATCCTGACGGTGAGAAGGCGAAGGCTCGCGCCGCCAATAACGGCTTCAACCGTAAGCAGGAAATTACACCTAAGTTGCGCGAGTTTCTCAGTCTTCCCGAAGGTGAGCTGATCTCTCGCTCGGAGGTGACCAAGTTCATCAACAAGTACATCACCGAGAAGGGTCTCAAGCACCCAGACAACGGTCGTCAACTCATCCTTGACGACAAGCTGAAGGATCTCCTCCAGCCTCCTGCGGACGTTATTGTGACTTACCTTAACTTGCAGAAGTACCTCTCCCCCCACTACGTGAAGAAGGAACCTGTAAAGGCTTAAAAATATAACACAATAACTTAATAAAACCCAATATGTTTGTTACAAAAGAACAAGTTGAAGAACTTATTGGTACAAAAATCAAAGATCTGAATTTGTACCAAAAAGCATTTACCCATAAATCATCTATGAAAGAATATGAGCAACTCACAGAATCATTTGAGACCCTAGAGTTTATGGGTGATTCTGTGTTGGGTTTCATCATCACCAAGTTTCTCTTCGATCGCCACGAGGAGAAACAGGAAGGATTCCTTACTAAAGCCCGTACAAAACTCGTTCGTTCGGAGACCCTCGCAGATATAGGTCTAAAGTTGGGTCTCAATGATTTAGTTATCATGGATGAGAAGGGTTTAAGAAATGGATGGAACAATAACCCCAAGATTATAGAGGATGTTTTTGAAGCCCTCGTGGGTGCCATCTACATGGATTTGGGTCTCCTTCACGCGAAACAATTCATTCTCAGAATCTACCAAGATCCAAAATATATAGATCTCAATTCCATCATGATTGATGACAATTTCAAGGATAAATTAATGCGTCACTGTCAAGTAAACGGATGGGAACTCCCCGAGTATCGCGTAGTTGCTCACGAAGATGGAGTTTTCTTCATTGATGCATACGTCAATAATCAATGTGCAGCGCGAGGGTACGCTAAGAGTAAGAAGCAAGCCGAACAGAATGCAGCCATGATCTATTTTCATGTACTTAAAAATAACAACCGAAAATGATCTAAGATGATGCATCCGAACGTCAAGAGGTTGTTGGATTTGGAGTTCGATGAACAGAGAAGTGAGGCTTGGTTAAAATTGCGTGGGAACATGTTAACCGCCAGTGACTGCGCGGCATCTATATCCGCAAATAAGTACCAAACGCCTGATGATCTTCTCCGTAAAAAGCTTGGATTGGGCGAACCTTTTCGAGGCAATGAGGCGACCGCGTGGGGCACCAAGATGGAACCAGTCGCGTGTGAAATGTTTGAAGAGAGGTACGGGGAAAAGGTACATGAGCTCGGTCTAATCCCACACGAAT